TCCTTGTCCTGCTGGGTTAGATGCTGCTGTTGCAATTGAATCTGCATCTGCTGCAAGTAAAGTAAAGTCAAATGCAAATGATTGACCCATTGTTACGAAACCTGTGTTTCTTACGTCTACAGAAGGTGAAACTCCTGTTGTGTTTGCTATTTTACCGGCTGTTATTGGTCCGGAAAAGTTTGTTTTTGCCATGATATATTCTCCTAGTTCATTCTACATAGTCTCTAGGCCGTCGACTATACAGCGTCTATGTAAAATATATTATTAATTAATTTTGTATAGTGAGTTATTTGTATATGATTTTTTAGTAGAGTGCAAGAGAGCCCGTAATAAAAGTGCGATTTCAGCGATGTAGCTTTTGTCTAAGTAGCTACAGAAACTTCTGGAGCAGCGCCTTCAACGCTATTCTGTCTGTGAGCGATTTGAGCTTCTTCAAGCTTAATCTCAGTAATGACTTGTCTGATCTTATCGTCAAGTCTAACCATATTAAGAGTATATCTATCTTCATTAATATGCTCCTGTTCCCACTTCAACTCCAAGGACCTTTTTTGTTTGTATAGGTCTTGTATCATCAATAACCTCCTCATAAGTTATTCGATTTATCTCGTTATTATAGTTGTTCCCGAGATATTCCCAGTTTATACTCTTTTCTCCCAATTTGTCAAGGATTGATTGTTCTAGAGAAACAGCGGTATCTTCTGCTAAAACATTAAATTTAGCGTAGTGATCGTGCGCCCATATTTTTACTGTGAAATTTTTCATTGGTTTTTCTTTCTACTTATTAAATGTGGCGGAAGTTTGTCCTCCGCCACAAAAATTACTTAGTTCTGCTTACGCACCTTCAGAACCGAAGATACCTCTAAAGTCTGATGCGCCGAAAGCGTATCTTTCTCTAGCTTTGTATCTAACGTTTCCAGTATCGAAGTCTCCTTCCATTGACGTAGTCAACGGAGTTCTTGAGAACATCTTCATACCATTTGGAACGTCCGTGATAATGTAAAATGAATCAGGATCCGTTAAGAAATTATTCACTCTATAACCTTGAGGAATCATTCCCATTGAATTGATTGCATTGATATCATTATCAGCTGTACCAGTTCTACCTTGAGACTTCATAAGTCTTTCAGCATTGAATTGGTTTGCAGAAGGAATTATCATTTTAACTCCTTTTGCTGCAATTCTTAAACCTCTTTCATCAGTCATCGCTGCAATGTCGATTAGCGATTGTTCTAATGAAGTTTCGTTTAAGTCAGCTTGAACAGCTAAAGTATTCGCTACAGTACCCGCGATAGTTGGGTGTGCTAGCGAAAGTAAGTTTTGCTGATCACCAGTTTGAAAAGCTGCTCCCGCGGCTATGCCGGGTAGACCGTTATTCAATACTGCTGCGCCTTTAACTTCTTTAGCGTTAGACATAGATCTTGCTAGTGCTTTTGTGTATCTAGAAGAAAGTCTGTCATAAAGGTTGTCCTCTATTGCTTCTTCTGTGATAGCGAAAGCTAGCGCGATCGTTTCCATTGTGTATCTAGCAGAGTAAGTCTCTTGTGCTTCATCGTAATTTACACCTTGACCTTCTGCTTTTACGTCTGCGTTTGCAAAACCACTTAACATTACTTCCTCTTCGAAAGCTCTGTCAGATGATTCTGTTGTATAAATCTCAGCATGCTGATTTTCATACCTTTTGTATTCCAAGCCAAATAGTGCATTTAGACCTGGCTCTAACTCTTTTACGAGTTGTGCTCTTGATATTGCCATGTTTTTATTCTCCTATTTGTTGATTAACTTGGTGTTACAAACTCACAAAGGTTTTGTACTACTATTACTTTTGCAAAAGCTACAAGAATGTCTTCATTCTCTACGTCTTCTGCTACTCTTAATAGTCTCCATTGTGATGCTGTCGCTGATGTTGCGCCAATATTTAATGTTGTTGTTGATCTCCCAGTAACAAGACTTCCTGCTACCGCATTACTTTGATATGTTTCCATGAAACCAGCTTGTGTAACAGCCGCGTCCGTAGAAACCTCATAGTTCTGAAAAGGATTATCATTTACAAAAACATCTATATCACCGTTATTATCAGTAGCTGTGTTTGCGTTATACATATTACTAAACGTTGGCTTTTGTGTGTTAGCCGCAGTAAAGAAACATCCGTTGAATACACCAATAGTTTTACTATTAACGGCTCCAACTGTAACATATCCGGCTGCAGTTTGAACGTGCGTGCCAAGAAATATGTTAGTTCCATTGCCATTGTCGATTTTATACTTTGACTGTCCAGATGTTGCGGGACCATTGCCCAAAACACTAACAGGTGTAAAACCACTTCCGGCTGTATCTCTATTTGCCATAGTTATTTTCTCCTTAGTGAACCTGCCGCGTTAGCGGCCTCCAGTTCGGTTTAATTTAATCGTTGGTTCGAGAAATATTATTTCTTGTTGCCACCGAAGTTTTTGCTAGAACGCTCGAATTTCATCGGCATTCTTTTATCCTGATCCCTAAGTAAGTCAGATTCAACAGCTTCGTCTTGACCATCGGTTTGTTTTCTTTGATAGTCCATACGTTGTTGCGCGAGTTCTTCGGGTATCCTTGCCAGGAGAAGGCCACCTACTCCAATGACCCCAGCGTATTTTCCGTCAGACACTACAGGATATTCTTCAGAGTCATATTCGTCAGCTCTCACTAACTCATAACCAGATCTCAATCTACCATGAATATTCTTGGTATCATTGAAACCCATTGATTCTGCTCTTATCCATCTGTGCCTAAATCCGTCAGGCGCTGCGGGTGCATCCAAAGATGATGGGGGCTTATACTCTTTAGGTCTTTCAGTTTTTGACCGAGTAACTGCCGCACGAGAAAGGTTTTTTTCGTTTTCTTTTTTCATATGCTTATGCTCCTTCCGTGAGTTTTAATTGTTTTGCATATTCTTCTAGTGGCACACCTAATTTTTTAGCTATTGCTACCTGTGATGATGTGAGTCTCACAGTTTTGCGACCAGACTTAACGCTTCTGTTAGCCGAAGCTACCGACTGAACGGCTCTGTTCGTTTGCTTAGTTTCATTATTACCAAATTTATGACCAAAGTCAACTCTAATACGTTTATCAATTTCTTGATAATACTCATTAGACTTGGGATCAAAGCCTTCTTTATCCACTAAATCCTTGTGAATCTCGAATGCAGTAAATGTCATAGCTCTATCTGTTCCGAACCATCTATTTTGTGCAGCCCAATCTTCAGCCATAGGGTCAGCTTGAGGCAATTGTTGTGGTGTTTGATTTGGTAGTTGTCCACCGTCAGATAGTTTAACAGGTATTTCCTGTTCAACTGGTTCTGCTTTTCTTTGCTTAAGTTTAGCACCTTCAAAAGCTAACTCAGCAATTTTTTTATTTGCTTCAACTTGAGCTTTTGCATCACCGGCTTCTATAGCTAAAGATAATTTTTCTTGAGCCATATCCATTCCAGATTTTACATTTTCTTCAAATTTAGCACTGTAATCAGAATCAACTTTACTAAATCTTTCCTGATCTTGTTTTCTTTTAGCTTCAACAGCAGCAGCATATTCGACAGCAGCAGCTTCTCTTCTTTCTGCTTCTCTCATCTTACGCGTAAGTTTTGCAATTCTAGATTGCACACCTTTGCCGTAGTCTTCTAATTTTTCATCTTCCTGTTTTTCATCTATTACTTTTTCTTCTTTTACTGTTTCTTGTTCCGTGGTTTCTGGAGCAGTATCAACTACCGCTTCCTCTTTTGTTTCTTCTACAGATACATCAACCTCTGGGCCGGATGTATCTAAATCAACTTGAATGTCTCCTAGTGATTTTCTTATTTCTTCTGGCATAGTTTTCTCCTATGTTAAAACTTGTGCAGGATATCTGTTGGATCCTGTACGGTTGCTAAAATTTCGTCATCATTTAAAAGACGAACTTCTCCACCTTCAATTTCAATTCTTGATCCGGAATAACGTGCGAAGACTACCCAGTCTCCGACCTTGCACCATGGACCATCATTAAATCTGTTAGTGTCTTTATAACAATCAGGTCCCATAGCAATTACGTTTCCGCATTGCGATGCAACTTGTTGTCTATCGATTGTTTCAGTTCCTAATAAAACTCCACCTTTAGTTTTCTCTTTCATTCTAAAAGGTAAAACTAACATACGCCAACCTGTTGGTTGAGGTAGTTTAGTAGTTTCAGTAGTAACTTCTTTTACTGGTTCTTTCTCGTACTTGTCTAGTAATGCCGTTTTAGTTTTTGGGACCTCGTTTGAGATCGACGACTGTTCCTGTGCTTTCATTTTTTGCTCCTTCATCTTGTTGCAGGCTAGAGATTTCCTGACGCACTGATTCCAATGCG